ATGAAACAACAGGCAACAGCACAGAAAACTAAACAGGCTAAACAACCAAAAATTACTATGCCTAGCCAACAAAAAGTTCCTACACCTATGATGAATGCTATGGCTCAAACAACTATGTCGCCGATAGGAAGTGTACAGGAACAACAAAAAGGATTGATGTCAAATGCTCCGCAACAAATTGCGTAGAGCATCATCAAAGTGATGTGAATCTGCTTTACAATGATTCACAATAGCAGATATTAGATAGGCATAATAGTCATCACCTAGTTCTTTTAGAACTTCTTTAGTAGGCAATGACTCATGCCTTGTAATTAAATTACCATTATTATTTATTGACACCACAGTGCTAAACAGGATAGCCTCTTTAGTTCTTGGTGTCATTTTTTTTTGCATCATCTTGCACAAAATTAGGATTTATTTTAGGGTCTAATTTTGGCAATTTACTTAATACTGCAATACCTTGAGCAACTTCATTGTATGGTTTAGTGAACATATATTTCATTATAACCTGCAACTGTTCCTCTGTTATGATGTAATTTGTCATTACTTTCCTCCAAATTTAATCTCACCTGCTATTGCACTATATGCTGACATATCAATATAGGTATCTTTACTAACTGCACCTAGTTTAGTACGAGCCATTTTTAATAGTGCCATCATTAACGCAACATCATGAGCTTCTATTTTTACATCTAGATAGGCTGACCATAGCCTAGCTATATTACTATGGTTTTCAGTTTTATCACCATAATCTTTTTGTCTATCCGTGCCAGATAATCTAATAGCCTCAGATAAAAATTCTTTTGTCTTCATTTCTTTTTCTTCTTAAATTTTCTACCAACAAAAAATACAATAGTATTTATGCAAGTGTTTATTGTTACCATAACTAAAATCCACCATTGCCAAAACTCAACTGTCATACTTTTATTAAATCAGTAATAGGAACTAAATACCCTTTTGATGTTAAGTTATCCCCGCCCGGAACAACTCTATAATCTTTACTAACTAATTTTTTTAATCTTGTCAAGGGAATATGTATAGAAAATAAATGTCTATCCCCTTTACTAACTATTTTAAATATCCATGTGTCTGATTTACTAGTGCGTATGCCACTATCCTTACCTCTTGATTGAAACTCCACATAAACATTACCTGTTTTATGTGCCATTCTATCTGTTTTCAATTCAAAATTTTCCATAGACTTCATTACAAGTTTCTCATGTTTCTTTCCATAAGATAAATCTTTTGTAAATTTAGTTACAGAGAAATCACTCTCTTTTAATTTCTTAATATTATCACTCTTATTTTCTTTTATCTGCGTTTGCATTAATGTATTTTTCCCTTCTTTACCATATCATTAATACTAACCACAGCATCACTTTCAATGGGGTTTGCTAGAGCATTTACTCCCTCGTCAAATATAATATCTGGTCTCTCCAATGCCATTCTAACCATTCCATGTGCTATTGTCAAAGCAATACTAAATGCTTGGGTTAGAGGTGCATATTTAGGCTCTATAACTGTACACCCAAAACCCTCATCAGCAGGATAGACAGATATTGTTATAGTGTTTGCGGTATCAAAACCATTTTCTTTAGCCATTCTTTTTTCCTATCAGTTGTAAAAAATGTGTAGCATCAACAATAGCTAATGGCTGAAACTTATTCATTTTAATTATAGCAACAGGCACATCTGTTGCCTTTGCATTACTTTGTGCTTGAGATATAATATCATAAATACCTTTAAATGTTTCTTTATTTTTACATTCAAATGAATATGGTATTAATTTTTTAGCAGGATTGGATAGCTTAATATCCTCTCCTGTTTCCCCCATAATAGCACAGCTTACATCATTATTATCAAGTGAAGTAAATACAGATAATAAAGTGTCTCGTACCCAATTCTGCAGTCGTCTGCCTTTAGCTTTTCTACTGCGAACTGTTGTCATGTTCCTCTTTTGGATTAGTTATGGATGTGTACCAAAAGTATTTTGGATTTATTGCTTTAGATTGTTGTTGTGGTAAATATTGAATACCTTCCCAACAAGATTTTTTATATGGGCAGAAAGAACATTCTTTACCAAGAACTCTATTACCGGTGACTTTACCATTAAATGTTTCTTCTATATCTTCATATTGTCTCTTAAAAGGCTCATCATTATTAAGAGCTTTAAGATTACGTTCTGCTTTTTCTAATGCTTCTTTTGCATGTTTATCATCATTGATAGGTGTTTCTACAACAGCCCATTCACCAGATGATTTATCAATAGCAATCCACCCACCAAAATCTACATCTTCTGCTTTTGAATATAAATAGCCTTGTGATACATAGCCAAATATATCATCTTTTAGTATAGCATCAAACCCTTCTGCAAATTTATATTTAAATGAATAAGGTGATGCACTTTTTATATCCCATATTTTACCTAGTATTTTAGCATCATATGTGCCATTGATTTTATCTTTACCAAATTTATGTGATACTTTCTTTTGAAACTCATCTATTTTTACACCAGATGATTTTAATATTGTTATTGCCAGTGCCTCTATCAAATCACCAAATAAAAATTTCATTTTAGATTGGTACGATGGCGTTTCTGTTTCAGCTCCACTTTTTTCCATTTGCAATTGGCACAGGGGTTTACCAATACTACTCATACGTGGCTTAAATTTTTTATCTCTTTCCTCCGTAAAATGTTTTTTAAATGCGTCTTTACATAATTCCCCAAACTCATTTATTATAGTGCTAGAAATAGGAACAGAGGCCTTATTGGCCTCCGTTAAGAATAATTGCACTCTGTTAAGAATAGTAGACACTATGATGCTAACACCACTTCGGGGTCATCCATTTGGTTTATAACCTTTGCGGATGCCGCATCTTGTTCCTTATTACTATGTGCTTTTTGATATTTTGCTGATACTCTAGCGTTCTCTTCTTCTATTAAAGCGTTGAACATATCCATATGCTCTAAGTCTTTTTTAGTAAATTGAACTTCCTTGTTATCAACTGAAA